AGATCGCCCAAGAATGGGCGCTCCTCAAGAAGTCCGATCCCAAGGCCGCCCAGAAGTTCTACGACCTTAACAAGTCTGCGCTTCTCCAGGCCGCTGGCATTCGCTAATCCCTCTCACCCTCAAACCCTAAAACACTAATATGTCTAACGCAATCGGAGGCTTGACCCTCCAGTTGGTGGCTGAAGAGTCCCTGCGGACGCTCGTCCCGCAACTCCAGCCCCTCACCAAGATCGCGGTCACCGACTTCGGCGCCTATGTTGCCGAGCGCGGTACCACGGTTCACACCCGCTACGCTGGCAAGTTCACGGCCGCTAATTACGCCCGCTCAACTGGCTTCGTTGAACAGGACGCCGTCTCCACGGATGTCCCTGTTACCCTCGTCGATCAGAAGCACGTCACCATCGCTTTCACCGACTACGAAGTTGCCACGCTCTCGATGGAACGCCTCCGTCGCCTCTTCATGGCTCCGATGGCTAACGCTGTTGTTAAGTCCCTCTTCGACCAGGTTCTCACCAAGGTTGACGGCGACTTCGCTGATGGCTACTCTGGCGCCCAGTCTGGTTTCAACCGCATCGCGGTCTCCAACATCGCCAAGAGCCTGACCAAGGCTAACCTCCCCCAGGAAGGCCGCTCGGCTCTTATCAGCCCCGATGCCTACCAGCAGTTGATCTCCGACCCGGTGATCGCCCAGGCGTTCTCTATCGGCACGACTGATGTCATCCGTGGCAATCGCCTTGGTATGATCCACGGCGTTGACTTCTTCGAGTACAACGGCTTTGATGTTGATGGTATCGAGGATGGTCTCAATGGTGTTGTCTCCTGCAAGGAAGGTCTCGTTGTTGTGACCCGCGTTCCTGCCGCTCCCACGACTGGTGGTGGCGAACAGACGATTGTCACCGACCCGGACAGCCAGTTCTCGTACGCTCTCCGCTACTGGTACGACTGGTCGGCTGGTCTTCACAAACTGTCGGCCAACTGGCTCGTCGGTTCTGCGAAGGGCAACCCGGACGCGCTCCAGAAGATCACCTTCACCTCGTAAGTTTCAGAGGGGGAAAGTCTCCCCCTCGCCGCGCCAATGCAGAGAGGCTCACCACACAAGTGGTGGGCCTCTTCTTTTGACCAGCGGCCAACGGTATGTCTATCTGGGACGAATTCACGGCTGATGCCCAATCCATCCTCAATGAGGTGGGTAAGGACATTACGATCAAGAATGTCCCTGGAGGCACTCCTGTGGCTTTCAAAGCGATGGTGACACAGCCGATGGTTCTCCAGGATATGGAGACTGGCGGCTTCCTTAATTCCACTACCTTTGAAGTAAAGGTTCTGCGTACCGTGGCGGCCAGCCATCCCGGCCTATTCGCCTACGGCAACATCATCAACTACGATGGGCAGGACTACCGCATCGTGGCTATCGCCAATCGTCCTCCGTCTGCTTGGCTTGTAGCCAAAGTGCAGACCAAGGAGCAATGATCACTCAATACGGTGCCATCACCGTAAAGAAGGGTGTAGTGACCAACCAACAGCAGTTGCGCCAGACTCTTGGCGCCTACTGTATGGTCATGGGCGGCAAAGCCGCCAAGTTGCTCAAGAAGCAAGCCCGCTTGTTCTGCGATGATATGCTGGACTTCACTATGCCTTTTGCTGGAGGCATGGGTCACGATGGGCGTAGCAGACAAGCCCAGAAATTAGGCATGGATGTTGTAAGGTCTCAAATCAAAAAGATTTTCCTCCCCCTCCAGTTCGTTGGAGCCGGGGAGATCCTACGGTACGGCAATGAAGGTGTCTTTGCGGCTTGGCTTCGTTCGCGCAAAAAGTTGCCAAATCCGATGCTCCCGAAGTGGCTTCTGGATAACGAAGGTATGTCTAGCCTATGGACTAAATTCCAGCAATGGGAGTTCGCCCAGGCAGAGGCGGCCATTAGTCCCGGCTATGTCAAACTTGATACCTACAACAAAGGTTCTGGCGTCATCAAGTCCACGCATGAGCGCGAGCGTGGCGGTAACACCACGCCAGACTACTTCACGAATATGAAGGCCGCTGGTAAGTTCGGAACCCGATATGTCGTGGATGACGATGGCAAGGAGGTGCTGGCCTATTCCAAGCGCGTGGAGGCCCATGTAGGCCGTCTTAAGGCTGGGTGGTATACGGCTGGCTCTCAACTCGGAACGCTTAAAGGAGTAGGTTATTGGATCAGAGGCAACCAATGGAATACTGGCATCCTAATTGACCAACTTGGTAACGGCGCACTTCCTTCCGTAACCGTAGGCAATAAAGTCCAGGGGTTACACCGATCAACCAAGGACGGATACACATTGGCGATTAGTTACCGAGCGTACTCTATGCGTGAAGAGATTTACCAAAAATTGGTAAAGAATGGTAACGCTGATATGCTTTATCATCTTGCCTCCCACCACGGTATTGGTGGAGGATTTGACATCACCTAATGAGCGCCCTAATCCGATCCATCGTGGAGGACAAGATTTCCTCCTACCTAGCCTCCAATATCACGGATACTACCGTGGTCAAGGGCATCACCGACAGCCTCCGCAGTATGCCTATGGTAGTGGTTTACGCCTCCGAGTCTTCCCCTCCCAGGGAACTTGGAGCAAACCCTTTAGGCAATTATCACGTCAAACTGGAGGTCTATATCTACTCCAGCGCCGACGATGATACCCTTGCTACCCACCGGGAGCGAGTCTCTAGGGTTCACGGCTATATGTCGGATATCCCTGCCCTTCAGGCTCTCTGGGGGGTTGGAGATGGACAATTATATGCCGCTTGGATTGAGTCCGATGACGAGGGTATGCATAGCCGAAATTACGGCAATAAGGTTATTTATACCCTAGTAGCCGTTCTGCCCCCATCGCCAGTTTGACACTAGGCTAGTGGTATAACATACCACTATGGGAACCGAAAAAGAATTTGGACAGGCTCTGGTTTATGGTCTTCTCGACACCGTTACTGGCCTCGTTGTTCAGTCTGACTCCTGGACGATCCGCTTTGCCCTCGACATTGAAGTCCAGGACGAAGAAGGTCGCGTGATCACCAATCGTCTCGATGACGAACGCAATGAGATTACCATCGAAGGTGTCATTAAGGTCACCGACGCCGTCCTCCCCGGAAACTTACTTTCCTACGGCGGTCTTTCTTGGATTGTGAAGGATGTAACGGATCGTGGCTCCAACACCGAGTACCGCAAACTGTCCATCAAGGCCGTCAAGTACCAGGAGATCGCCTAAAGGCGATAGCGGCCCCTGGACTGCCGCTTTACACAGGCTGTCAAGACTTCCATCCTAGAGGTGGAAGTCTGTGGCCGTTTATTGAAGCCTATTTGTCTTCGCCACAGGCTTGTGCTTGAGGACATCGATTCCCCGGCGCTCAAGACGGACAAGGTGATGTCTCCTTCAGACCTCATCTTGGCCTGTAAGATCCTATCTACTCATAGCCTAAAGGAGATGCTTGCAACCAAGGGAGACGAACTGGACGAGAAGTACTACAAGCATATGTTGCTTGATGGATCTGTGTATGATGAGGAAATGAAGAAGTTTGGTAAGTACATCTCATATCACGATTGCGCCCCAACCCTATGGGATAAGAAATCCAAAGGAGGAAATGGTCGTGGCATTCCTTCTGTGCTTGCTTGTGTATCAAGCCTTGTTCGCGCTGGTATGCCATACGAACAAATCTGGACTATGCCAGAGACTGAAGCAGTCTGGCTTTATGTTGCCAATGCTATCGCCGCTGGCTCCGACATTGATGTCCTCAATGAGGATGACAAGATTGCGATGGAGATGCTAAAGAATATGGATATCACCAAGAAATGAGTTCCGACGAAGTAAAAGTAAAATTCGTTGCCGACACGACTGGCCTCCAGAATGTGACGGTTCCAGGTAGCGTACCTGTTACTCCCGGAACCACGCCGCCCGCTCCTGCCCCCAAGCCGGGTACTCCAGCCCCTGGAGGAACTCCTCCAGTTCCTGCGCCGAAGCCTCCTACTCCTACTCCTACTCCCGCGCCAAAACCTCCTGCGCCGATTCCTACCCCTGCTCCTGGAC